GTTATTTTGAGCATTTAAAATTCGCTATGAAATTATCAGTACACTTGAACATTATGGCGTTTGTCAGTTTCATTCATGCTATTTGCCCGTTTGTGTTACAAAACCATGTCTCTGCTGGTGTAAAAAGCCTTAACGATAAACTGCAGGAAATGGCGAACTAATGACAGAGTATACGGGTCCAGAGCGACGTGGAAACGGTGGATGGCACTTATCTAAGAGTCTCAGTGTTTCTCACTTATTTACCACTATAGCGATCGCGATTGGATTTTTTACTTATGTTACAGGGATAGAGCAGGAAACGGTTGTAAACAAAATGGAATTGAAAAGTCTGTCAGAGAGGATGGATAGGACAGACGAGAGACACAGTGAGCAATTCAGTGAGATTAAAGATATGTTAAAATCTCTCACAGTAAAGATAGATAATCTAGGTCATCGTCGTGAACGATGAACATTACCCCTTCAGCGATAACGAAGATAAACCAGACACTAACCGATTCAGAATATTTAAGAATCGAGGTCAATGGCGGTGGCTGCAGTGGCTTTACTGTGGGGTTAAAGAGGACAGATGGACTAAGCGAGAACGATATCTTGCTGAGCGAGAAGGTCATAATAGATCCCACCTCGGAGGAGTATTTATCCGAAGCAACACTAGAGTGGATCGATGATCCTTTCAACTCTACATTCAATTTCAAAGTCCCTAATACAAAATCTTGTGGGTGTGGGAGCTCATTTCAATTTGAGGATACTTAATGGAAACTTTAAAAAGCTGGGCAAAATCAAAACCTATTTTAGCGGTAGCAGCTGTATTAATAGTCGCTACGCTTATCTACTCCCTGTTCTTTGGATCGGCGGATGTACCAGTCTGAAGAAAGCAGCAATGATCGGGGGAGGATCTCTGGGAGCGGGTGCGATTGCGTCGATTGCGACCTCGGGGACTGCTCCTGTACTACTGGCCTCAGCGGTCGGTGCCTCTGCGACAAGTGTGGTTGCGGACGTGATGACGCCATCGAAAGGAGGAAGCATGCCTACAGCAGCTAGTTGTGCGCCAGATAATTTCTGGACGCTATTGGGAGACCTAGTTAGTATGGGAGGTTGGTTGCTCATATTGATAATCGTAGTGCCTATGGTGCTCGGTTGGCTATTACCAGGTCCGCTTGAGAGAGCGAAGAAGAAACGAAAATGAATATAGATGCTAAGTTTTTTGGTGCAATAATCTTTGTGATTGTACAGACGTGTGGTGCAATCTGGTGGGCTTCTGGACTCTCTGCTGAGGTAGAACGTCTAGCAGGCATCCAGGGACGCGCTATACCGGCTCTAGAGGCCGAAGCTAAGCAGTGTGGTATCGAGATACACAATCTCAAGAAGCTCACAGGGGATCAAGAGAAGGTAGCAGAGTCTGTGAAGAATCTAGATGTTATGTTGTATCGATTGCAGACAATAGAGTCGATGTTAGATAAAATATTAGCAACAAAGGTAAGGTGATATTATGTATGGCGGAAACCCAGCTGATGACAACAATCCTGGAGTAGCAACGGGTGATTTTGGTGTAGGTGACTTTGGTGGTGGTTCTGGACCGGATGGTTATGATGATATGACCCGCGCAAGAGCCAGACAAAGCGCTAATGAGGTTGCTGCTATCATAGACGCTATGAACAGAACTAGCGCCGGAACTGATAGGCGGACTGGTCAGCGTGTGGCTCCTGATATAACATTACAGCAACCAACAAATAGTTTGGATCTTGTTAATTTTACACCTGCAAGATCACGAATAGCAAACGCACGTAATTACCCTGGTATGGTAAATCCAGAATCAGATTGGCATAGTGATAGAGCAAGAGCTGCAAATCCTTGGGCTGATTATACAGGTCCAATATTCGACCATACTAATAGCATAAAAGACATGCAAGACATGGGTCACGGTACGTTAGGTTTTCTTGCGGGTATGATACCTGGAACTAAACAAATAACATCATTATTGAACTCTATAAACTTGCATGATCTTGGACCGTACATGACAGAAGAAGAGTTTAATTGGGATGATGCCCGTTGGGAAGGTGGTCCAAATTCTGATTTTATTAGAAGGTTATTTACCCCGCAACAAGATAATCCTCATACTACAGATGCATTAGAGTATGGTAATGCTTATGACCAGTGGCAAGGTGGAGACTACTAGGTAAATGGAAGTTATTACGTTCGAGAAGTTTGAATGGGGCATAGATTTACGTAAGGCACAGCAGGTGTCTGACGCGAACCGGCTTGTTGAATGTAAGAATGCATATGTAACTACGGGTTACGCCATCAAAAAGCGTCCTGGCTTGGATAAGTTAACACCAACGTCACTACCATCTGATTACGAGGGGGTATTCATATTTGGTGGTAGAGCTCACGTTGTTAGTCATCTAGCTCCATCTGGTGGACCAGTTATGAGTGGTTATGGTATTGGCAGCGCTGTGGGTAAGGTATACTCTGCTTACACTGTACATAAATTAACTAATCCAGACAATGCATCAGATGCAATAACTCAAGTTTGGGATGCTCAAGTATATAATAATAAATTATATATTGTTGTAGAATATGTTAGTGGTACAATTAGGCATTGGTATGATGATGCTGTAATAACGGATACTAATTGTCCCAATACAAATTCTATAACTATAGTTGCAGAGAAAGTTTTCGCTATAAAAGATAATGGCTCAGTACATTATTCCGCTTCTGGAGATCCTACAGACTGGACAACAAGTGGCGATGCAGGTGGTTCCGTTGGTTTAAGCACTGGTAAAGAATCCATTGGTGATTCTATTCCACGTGTGTTAGGAACATATAGGGGTAAACTTGTAGTATTTAATTCTGATAATACTCAGATATGGGATGTAGATCCTGATCCAGATAGATTCGCTATCAATACCACACTAGGTAGTGTAGGATCACAATGGCCAAGATGCACTGGCGTTGTTGGTGATGATTTATTCTTCTTAACTGATTCTGGATTTCGCTCGATAGGACAACAGATCTACACAGGTAATTTGCAAGATTCTGATGTAGGCAGTCCAGTAGATTCACTAGTCCATGCTAAATTAGTTGCAGATACTCGTGTTGGTTCAGGTAGTTTTGAGCCAGGTTCTGCTTTCTTTAATGGCTCAGGTCAATACATGTGTTTTGTAGATAAAGAGATATTTGTATTTACCTTCTCTAGGATGTCGCGAGTTAATGCTTGGTCTAGATACTTAGTTCCTCATACGATACAAGCGTTGGCTCCTTATGGTGAATATATGTTTATCAGAATGAATGATAATATATATATTTTCAATCCTGACTCATTTCAAGACGAGGGTGGAACATCTGTACCTGTAGAGGTTACTAGTTCATATCAAGCATTTAAAAAACCTGGAAGATGGAAGCAGATAGTTGGTTGCGATGTGATGTTTGACGGTACAGCTGACGTGCAACATAGGTGGGATGCAAGATCGCCTAATGATGCAACTACAGCAGTATCACTATCTAGCGATACTCGTCCAGGTCCATTAGTTCCTGTGGAGTTAATGACTACTGAGTGTGGATTTAAATTAACGCAATCTGCTAATTCTGATTTTCAGTTTAATGGTATATCATACTATTACGAACTCTTAGGAGAGTTATAATGGCAACAAGAACCCCTATACGAACACCTCAACAAGCTTTTAGTGCTTACGTTACACGACATCCAGATCTTGCAACAGCGTTTGCAAAGTCTGGTTCAGATAACATGGCAGCGTGGGGCTCTGACCATTGGAATAACTTCGGTGGAAAGAATAACGAGGCGAGATTAACCCCTCACTCCTTCAGATATACTGAGGCAGGGAGACAAGGGGCTGGTTGGTTAACTGACGCAGAACAAAAGCAAAAGGGCATTGCAGATACCATGGCTGCTATTAACGCAATGTTTAGCAATCGCGAAGGCTATTATAATAAATATAAAAGCGACGTTTATGGCATGAGTGAGCGATCTATTCAGGAGCAATTTGAAGATTTACAGCGCCAGAATAAATTTGACCTGCTAAGGCGCGGTACAGATATGAGCGCTCAAGATCTCTATAGGCAAGAAAGGTTAGAGAACAAGAGAGCAGATAGTTTAGCTTCGGCTATGAGTTACGCCATCAATCAAGCTGGGCAACTAAGATCTGCTGATGCACAATTGAAAGCTAAGATGTTAGGCGGAGCAGGTTCTGGCGCTATAACTATGGATGCTGTTGGGGGATATAAAAATAATCTAGCTCAGATGGCCGCAACTATGTGGCCTGGAGTTCAGAATATAGGGTGGAAAACGCCTAGTTTAGCAGGACCAAAAAATATTTTTGGTTTCATACCTGGACGCTTTGGACCAGTGGATGAAGATGATGATTCAGGAGTAATATCATGAATTGGTTGGATTTATTCAAGAATGCGGCACCATGGGCTTCATTTGCCGGCGAATTAGTCAATACATATACTGATCAAAGTAATGCGCGTAGACAACAAACAAGAAATCGTGTAGAAGAAGAGTTGATGGAGGCGTTCAACCTCGATCAATCAAAGCTATATAATGAGGCTTTGGAATTTCGTAATATGCAGGATTTAAACTTAGAAGAAGATTTTCAAAGTCAATTAGGCCCGGCTCTTGCAATGATGACTATGATG